CGTACGATTGGGCGACGCCTGTTGCCCTGTCTGGCGTTTATGACGATTACCGCATAGCGCCTTCGAATCGCTGGCCTATTGTGGGCAACGAACAAGAAAACTTCTTTCGCGATTATTACTTTCGAATTCACGTTGACCCGTTGCGCCTTGACTTGCAAACGGTCGCGTCTTCGCAATCGCGCGAATTTACCGTTTGGAACGCATACCCGGACAGAAACGCGAACCTTGACGATATTTTAGTAAGTAACCCGGTCGGAATCGAAATTAGCGGGCAGGCCGTGCCGTATTCAATGCCGCCGCTTCAAGAATTGATTTATACAATTACTGTCGGCGTGTCGGGGCCGCCAAATATCAACGTCGAAGTTCAATTTGATTTTTCGAATGTTGACGACCCTTTGCCGATTCTAATTACCGGAACGCGCGCGGTAAAATTCGACATTGTGCCCGAAGTTCCGGTTACGGAAGTTTGGGAATGGTTGTCGGACAATATAGTAGCAACCGACGGAACAGAACAACGGATAGCCCTTCGCGGCGAAGTTCCGCGCATTGAATTGCAATTGAAAGTAGTATTTGACAAAGTAGAAGAAATCCGCCGTTTCTATGCTTCGCTAATGGCTGCGGTTGGTCGCCTTTGGCTGCCGGAATTTCAGTACGCGACCCGTATTACAGCCCCAAGCGCAAGCGGCGAACTTACCGTATATTTTAACCCGAACGAAACGGATATTCGCGACGGCGATTATATTTTGATTCAAACGCCAGTTACCGCCGCACTTGTCGAAATTGATACGGTAAGCGCCGCAAGTGCTACCGTAACGTCGCCGCTTACTTTTGATATTCCGCAAGGTTCGTTGATTATGCCGGGTTCGCCCGCACTTATAGCCAACGAAACTTCGATAGACCGTTACCCGGTAAACGGCGTCGCTGAAACCAACTTAACCGCGCGTTTGATTCGTCAACGTTCGCAATTGCAGCGGCCCGGTTCAACTGTCGTTCTTCCGACTTTTCTTGGCGTTCCTGTCGTAGACAAAAGACCGCTTGCAAACGAACTTGTTAAAGACGCAGTGTCTACCGGCCAAGTTTCTATCGACAATCAAACCGGATTGCCGGATATTGTGTCGCGTTGGGATTATAGCCGTATTGGCGGGCCGCGTAGCTATAAAGTAAAACGCATGCAAGCGCCGGAAGAAATGGACTATTGGAAAGCCGTTTTTGCTTATATGCGCGGCCAAGCCCGCAAAGTATGGATGCCCACATATAGAACCGACTTGGCGTTGGCTGTTCAACCTTCGGACGCTACGACAAGTTATACAGTCGAAGGCACCGAATACGCCGAAAAGATTTGGCCGATTATTACGCATCGTTACGTCGAAATTGAAACAGCGGGCGGCATTCATAGAACGGAAATTTTGGGCGCAAGTGTTACCGGGTCTTCGTCGATTCTTCTTTTCGCTACCGGCCTTCCGGCTGGCACTGAATGGACGCAAGTTAAACGAATTTCGTATTTGCTGCCTGTTCGTCTTGGCGACGACAAGGTAGAATGGCGGCATTATGGTTTAAAATCAATATTGAACATTTCGATTAGGACGGCGGAACCATGACAGATTACGACGATAAAGAAGAAAGCCAAGAAGATAGCGCGCCGCTTGAACTTTACGAATTCGTCGGAACTTATCGTAATTATTACATGACTTCCGACAATATCGCCCATACGTTTAACAGCGCGATATATAACCCGACGCCGGGTTTAAAGCGCGGTTCACTTAAAGTCGGAACGCACGAAGACGATAACGTAGATATTACGATAGATATTCCGATTACCGAACAGCTTATTAAAGACTACGGTTTTCAAACTACGCCGCCGTCTTTGATTTTGACTATTTACCGTTTGCAACGCGACGCCGTAAATTGGGTCGCTTACTGGAAAGGGCCGGTCGCTTCTATCGTTACGAATAACGAATTCGCAACGCTTCGCATACCAAGCAAGTTCGGTTCTATGCTGTCGGGCAATATCCCGAACGTGTACGTACAGCCGCCTTGCAATAACGTTTTGTTCGACGAATTGTGCAAGGTAAGCCGCGTCGCGAATTCGCTAGATACTACGATTTCGGCTATCGACGGTCGTACGCTTTCCATTCCGTCGCTTGGCGGTTTTCCCGACGGCTGGTTTCTTGGTGGTGAAATTGCAGTACCGGCCCGGAACGAACGGCGAATGATTGTCGCGCAGGCCGGAACGGCTTTAACGGTTAACTACGAATTCGCGAAAATGGCCGTCGGAACTTCCGTACAGGTTACGGCAGGTTGCGACCATTCTTACGCAGGGGCCAACGGTTGCCCTAAATTCAACAATCAACCAAACTTCGGCGGCTGCCCGTTTGTGCCCGGCGAATCTAACAACGTGTTTCAATCCGGGGTGCATTAAATATGTGGCTTGTATTCGCATTCGTCGTCGCGCTTCTATTGGTCGTTGCGCTTACGCCAAAGCCGAACATTGAAAACGCCCGCGCGGCGAAGCTTGGCGACTTCCAGTTTCCACGGTCGAAACACGGCGACCCGCTGCCGTTAGTGTGGGGAACTGTTCGCCAGAAATCGCCGATTACCGCTTGGTTTGGCGACTTTCGCCCGGTTGCAATTCGAAAGAAAGTTAAGACCGGCCTTTTTAGTTCGAAGAAAGTTACGGTCGGTTATAAAAATTATATCGGAATTGATTGCGTTTTGGCGCTTGGCCCCGGCGTTCATTTGAAAAAGTTTTGGGCCGGTACTTATCTTGTTTGGACTGGCAACCTTACTTCGTCGGGAAGTATCTATATTGACAAACCGAACTTGTTTGGCGGCGAAGAAGAACGCGGCGGCCTGCAAGGTACAATACAGTTTTACGACGGCAACTTTAACCCGCCGCAAGATTCTTACTTGATTTCGAAAATCGGCCCGAATGTTCCGGCCTATAACGGAATAGCGCGGGCGCTGTTCAAGTCGTTTTATATCGGTACTTCGACAACGCCCGAAGCATTTAGCTTTGAAATTGCACGCCTTACTTCCGGCTTGCACGCGACTTATTCGATTATGCCGAACGGGTTAGACGTTAACCCTATGGAAATTGCTTACGACACAATGACGCAGAAATGGGGCCGCTTTGGCAACTTGTCTTCGGAACTTGAACTAACTTCGTTCGTCGAATGCGCCGAAACTCTTTATAACGAAGGTTTGGGAATGTCGTTGCTTGTTCAATCCGCCATTACCGGAAAGGACTTGCTAGAAGAAGTTATGCGCGTTGCCGACGGCCTGTTGTATCAAGACCCGGCAACTTCGAAGATTGTTGCCAAGCTTATTCGCGACGACTACGTAGTAGACGACTTAATGGTTCTTGACGAATCTTCGATTAAGTCGCTAAAGAACTTCCAGAAAACGACTTGGGAAAATACGTTTAACCAATGCCGCGTAACGTTCAAAGACCGTAACAACAATTACGATTCTAGCGTAGCAATTACCCAAGACTTCGCCAATATCAACTTTCAACAGCGCGTAAAGTCTACGGAAATTTCTTCGCCCGGTTGCACCGAACCAGCCGTAGCAAGCATACTTGCGGCGCGGCAATTGTCGTTGCTTAACGTGCCGCTTTATAAGTGCGATATTACGGTAAATCGTAAGGCGCGAACCCTGCGGCCCGGAAGCGTGTTTGTTATGAATTGGGCACCTTTCGGCATTTCAAATATGGTAATGCGAGTTACGAAAATTGATTTCGGCGAACTTACGTCGAACGAAATTAAGATTTCTTGCATTCAAGACCGATTTTCAACCGCGACACCAACATTTGCAGACCCGGAATGTTCAAACTGGACGCCAATTAATACCGAACCGAACCCGGTTACGACCCGGCTTCTTTTCACGCCGCCCGCGTTCCTTGTATCGAATAGCGAAAGCGAAACGACCGCAACGTTTGACAGCAATTCGCGACTTTACGTTGTAATGGTTCCGCCCGGTTCGGCGTCTTATGCCGTTAACGTAATGAGTTCGTCGGACAACTTCGCTACAACGCCAGTTGTTGCGATAGAAGACGCCCCTTATAACGGCGGCGGGGTTTTGCTGGCCGCCTATTCTTCAACCGTAGCAGCGACAGACCGACACGATACGACCGGCTTTACCGTCGGCGGCGTTTCCCAAGCGTCTATCGACAATTTGCAACAATTGACGACGCTTGACCAAGCGCGCGACGGTTCTGCCTTCTTAATGATTAATAACGAACTGTTCGTATATGTGGGCTTTGTTGACAACGGCGACGGAACCGTAACGTTCCCGAACCTTTATCGCGGCGTTCTGGATACGATACCGGCAAGCCATGCGGCAAACGACCGGGTTTGGTTCATATCCGGCCAAGACGGCTTAATGCCCGAATTGTTGCCCAATGGTACGACCCGTTACGTCAAGTTGTTGGATAAGACGCCGGGCGGGGTTCTTGATATTTCCTTGGCCGCGTCGTTTAGCGGTGCCCCGACAGACCGCGCAAGCCGCCCGCTGCCGCCCGCTTACCTGACCTTGCAGGGAAGGCGCACGCCTGCGCCCGGCGTTGGCCTTACAAGCGTTGCGGTAGCTTGGCGTAACCGCAGCCGCACCGATACCAGCGTAAGGGCATACAACGACAGCACGAACACGCGGGAAAGCGGGACACAAACCCGCGTGCGCTGGCGCGTAGGGGCTGGCGGATATACGACAGTAACGACGACCGGAAGT